ATTATGAAAACTTGTACTTTGTGCAAGATCATAAGAACCATTATATTCTAAAGTTGTATCACTATCTGCTTCGTCATGGTAGCTATAAAAAAATGTGCTTGTTATAGTTTGATTATAACTTGTATTAGTTCCAGTATCTGCTTGAAATGAAAATTTTGCACTATCAGTCGCTGGATTTATATCATAAAATTTAAAAATATATTCTTTATAAGTACTATCAATATCACTTGTAAATGAAATTGTAGCTGAACTTGATGCAGTCTGCGTTTCTAATAAAGTCATAGCACCGCTAGTAATTGCTGATGGTAAAGCTGTAATCGCAGTCAAGGATTGATTATTGGCTACTTTAATTGCCATTGATTACTCCTTCGGATTTGCGTCTTTGATAGATTTTATTCTTGCTTTCCAAGCATCTATATCTTTATAGATTTCGTCTAGCTGATCTCCAATATTGCCATAAGCAGATTTTCTAGTTCCTCTTATAACATTATTATTTTCTTCTGTTGTTGCAGCAGAATTATAAGATGCTAATTGTTCATCTGTAGGTTTAGCAAGACCAGAAACATTCCAAGTATGAATATATGCTCCTGAACCATCATCTTGTAGAATAATATTATTTTTAAACTCTGTTTCAGTTTTACTATTTGCTTCTAAATATAATTTAACATTATAATATAATGACATAATTCTCCTATTAAGTTAATAATTTAAATCCATAAAATCTTGTACTATTAGCAATATTATTTAAAGATGATCCATCTTGCTGATGAACATATAATTCAAAATAATCATCAGCATCTGTTGTAAAAATACCAGATACTTCATTAGTTACATCATCACCTTTACCAGAGTTTTTTATATTAGTTACTCCTGTTGCACTTCCATTTTTATATATTTGATTCATGTATAATTTTTCATCTCCAAGAGATGCTATATAAGTAATACCAACAATAAAAACTTTTCCTACAAATCCTGGTGTCCATTTATCAGAAGCAAAAGTGTTATCAGTATCAATTTGTTCACTATCTAAAGTAACTTTTGTCCATGTGTTAGTTGAAATAGATTGATTACCTGCTGGTTTTACTTCAACCATAGGTGTATTAGTTCCACTAGCATAAGTTTTAATTCTTGATGCAGCAGTTTTTCTTAATGTTCCACCAGCTCCATCATCTATTAAAAATAAATCAGCATCAGCTATTGCTCCACCTATATCTGTTTCACCAGAAATAAGATCACTTGCTAATTTTGCATTGGTTACAGTTCCATCGCTTGGTGTTCCAAGATCAAGAACATTACCTAACAAGATTACAAAGTCTATTACATCGCCTGTCGCCAGGTTTGATGCAAAAGTAAGTGTTGAACCAGATACTGTAAATGAAGTTACTGGAGCCTGTAAAATTCCATTAAGTGAAACCAGCATATGATTTGCACTTTCTGGAACTACATTTGTTGAGCTTACTTGTAATGTGTATGCTGCTTGTCCATTAACAACAGTAATTGCATCACACTTTTGAAAGTTTCCTACTATTGGTTCTTTTCCTATATATGCCATAAATTAATCTCCAAATAATGCTGATATTTCAGCATCGGTTAATGCTTCTCCAGCTTTTAGTTTTGCTTTGCCTGATGCTTTGTTATCTTTTTCATCTTGTTCTTTTTGTAATCTTATTGCTTTTCTTTCTGTTCTTTTTTTACCTAAATTTTCTAATTCAGTTTCTTGTTCAGGAGAACATTGTACTCTTTCGTTATTTATTAATATATATTTAACCATTTTATTTATATCCGTATACTTCGACAGTTCCAGCGTCCATATTATTGCCGTTACCATTTAATATTCTTATATAGTTAATTGCAGAAGTAGTATCATGAACTGAAGCATTATAATAAATATAGTAATTACCATTTGAATTATGTGATATAGAATTTGATAAAATATATTTTTTTGCATTAGCATCACTTATACCATAAATCCAAGCAGTTCCTGACATTCCACCACCTGATGAACTTGCTTCCATATCTTGACCTATAACATGATAATCATGGTCCATACTACCACCATCATAACTACCATAATGAAAATCGACAGTGCTAGATTGATTTACTTGTGCATAACCTCTACATTGTGTTATTGCAAAGAAACTTGAACCATTATCGCCAGATAATTGAAGATAAATATCTTCTGCATCATTTTGCACACTTACATTATTAAAATTAATTAGAACAACTTTATATGTAGAAGTAATTAAACTGCTATTATAATTTGCTTGTGATGCCGCACTTGACGCAAAATTAGTAGAAGTTATTTTAACAAGATCTCCACCACTAACAGCTTCAAAAGCTGGTGGCGAACCAGCACCAGTAGAAGTTAAAACTTGACCATCCGTACCTGTTGCTACTACTGCTGGATTTCCTGATGCATCATAAGTAATAATATTTCCATCAGTACCTCCAGCCATTTTTGCTAATGTAATTATATCATCTGCAATATCTGAACTTGTTAAAGGTGCTACTGTTGGAGTTTTGCCAATATAAGCCACGAGTTACTCCTATGTTATTTCCATTATAGAAAGTGTGCCTGAAATTTTATCTGCAACTGAACAATCTACTTTTAATACATCTGTTGTTTCCATTACAACTTTTCCACCTGATAATAATTCTAAAGAACTTCCAGCTGGTATCGTTACATCTTTAACTAAAAAAGCTGTTCCATTTGCTACATTGTTAGCACCATTTCTATTTGCTGTATCACTCACTAATTCTACTTCAACTGTTACTGCCGCAGTATGAATGTTAGTTAATATTAAACCAAGTACAACTGTTGTTGTTGAACTTGCTACTGTGTACATTGTATAAGCTGTTCCAGCACTAGCTGGTTCTGCCGCAAAAGTCACACATTTAAAAGTATTGGCCATAATTTATTCCTTATATACTATCCTAAAGCAATCGCAAGTGCAGTAGCTTGTGGGTCTGTTTCCGCTGGTACTAAACTTGTTACTTCTGTTGTTGTTAAATTTGAATCATTGGTACTTGTATTAATATAAAATGGTAAATTAATCCATGCCGCACCATCATATATTTTTGGTTGCCAAGCTGTTGCTGTTGTTGTGTCAATCCAAATCGTTCCTGTCCCTACTGACGCTGGAGCAGAAGTCCCAGCATGAGTAGTGTTCAAAGCATTTATACTATTATTAAGTGCAGTTCTAAAGGCTGAGAAGCCCTGATTATCTATTGTTATTTGTGATACTTGTGTCATATTTTTCTTTTACTCCTTTTATGTTAAGATTTCAAGCCATATCCTACTGCTGACCAATCAAAAGTTTTACTTATTCCACTATTACTACTATTAAAAAACTGAATTGTAAATCCTGTTTTTGATTTACTTGTAATTGAATAGTAATCTCCTGTTGCCATTCCTTGTGCAGATATACCAACACTTGGAGTCGCATAGTACGAATTTGTATAAGTAATAGCTTTTGTTCCTGTTCCTGAAACTACATCTTCATCTGATTCTGTTCTTTTTTCAAAATTTACTGTGTATGATAATGTATGAACTTTTGGTCTAGTTTTATTATCATCATTTGTTAGCTTACATCTAAATTTAAAATATCTTCCTTTTATTGTGCTTTGTTGTGCAATTTTTTGATAACTTGATATAGCACCCAAACTTGAAGTTGATGTTCCTACTTGTACCTCTGCTCCACAATGAACTTCGGCACTACCGTCAAATGGACCTTTTGCATTTTCGAAAAGCGATGCTCCTCTACCACTATCAAAGAGATCATATTCATCTTCAGATGACATACCTATATCTATTCCAAAAGTTACATCATAAGTATCATCTAAAGATAATGTATTATAATAAATATAATATCCTGATGATTTAATATTAGCATTATAATAGGTAGGATTTGATGTTGTATCAGTTCCACCTAAATCAAAATTTCCATCAGCAGATTCAAAGTTTCCAACAGTATCATCAAATTGAGTAATAGTATCTAAAGTTAATGCAAGACGAGAAGCATTATCTATTGTTAATCCTAAATTACTATCTCTTGTTCCATCAAATGTTGCCATAATTACTCACTAAAAGTTGCTGTGTTTGTAAAATTTTGTAATCCTGATATGTTAGTATATACAATACTTTCCGAAGCACTACTATTACCAAGTTTATCAACTGCTTTAATTAAAAATGCTCCTGTCTTTGCATTTACAGTTACACTATCAGATTTTCTTCTTACTACTTTACATAAATTTGTACTTTGATTCCATGTAGCACTACTTGATACATTTTGGTATCTTATTTCATACCAGCTAATATCTAAATCAGTAACAGGAGTCCAAGTTAATTCCATTTGATTTGAACCAACCATGCTAACTGATAAATCAGTCACATCATTTGGAGTTTCTGTTGCTCCCACAACTGTATGTGTTGCTGATGTATAAGTAGAACTGACTCCAAGAGCATTAATTGCTTTTACTCTTACATTGTAAATTTTTCCATCAACTGCATTTAATAATTCATAATTTAAAGTAGCACCTTTTGCTATAACTTTATAATCTGATTCTGTACTTTGTTTAGCTTCAACTTGATAATATTGAACAAACTTATCTGTACTTGCTCCAACAAGTATATTTAATCTTGTAATAACAATTCCATCTGCATATTCAATCATTTCATCAGATAAAGTAACTGAAGCTGGTGCTGATACTGAATAAGGGTTTGGTAAATTTGTACTTGGTGTTGCTGTTACTTGTGTTTTTGTTGCCCAAGTATAATGTGCGTCTTGATGAATAACTAAATTTAATCCAATAGTAAAATCTTCATTAAATTCCATTCCTATAACTCTATGTGGTTTTGCAGAATAACCTAAAGACGATAATGTAATATTTACTATATCTCCTATTGCTAAATCATAAGCATCAAATCCTACTGTTAATTGTAATCCTTTTGAATCTCTTGATCTTCTACATATCACCTCTGCTATCTCTAATGCCTGATATGGAGAAGTTATCGTACTGAAGTCAAAACGACCCTCTAAAAGAAATCCACCATCAGCAGTTTTCATAGTTGCATGTTGATCCGCTGAAGTATAGGCACTATCATCTAATTCAGGCCATTGTACTTCATCAACTTGCCAATTCCTATCAGGATTAACAAATGAAACTATTACACGATTATATTTATTTGCTTTTGTTTCACTTGCTAAACTATAACCACCTATAATATCATCTTCAGTTAAAGTTATGGAAGCCGAACCTGTTGTTTCTACTAATAATTTATATTTTCCAGCAGTATAAGGTAAATATGATCTTGCACCTTTTGTTAATTCTCTAACATTATCAATTACTTTTCTTGAAGTATCTAAAACTGCATTACAATCTAAAACATCTATTGTTGTAGAACCATAAGCAGTAACATCTGTATCACAAACTCCTGAAGCTGTATAAAAACTTGGTATATCAATATTTGCTATTGCAATTCCTTTTCCATATCTTTCGTTTGTTAAATAATCTAATAAACACCAAGCTGGATTATTAGAGTGTGCCGCAGTTTGTGCAACTGAACTAGAATTATAAGCAACAACTTTTTTTCCTTTTATTAATGCTTGAACAGTTGGTAATCCAGCAAACGCATCTTGATTCCATTTTATTTTTAAAGATATATAAGCAAGACCTCTTAATCTATGATTAGATGTCCAATTAGTTAAAGTTCCTAATAAATCGCATTGTGCTTGGCTATCACTTCCATAATGACATTTTACACTAATTAAACTTGTACTATCTTTATAAAAATTTCCATCTCCACTTCCTACTGTTCTTAAAGTATTATCTGCTAAAGCACCAGACCAAGTAACTTCTTTATCATCAATATAAATTTTATCTACACTTTCAATTTCTCCCTCGCATAATACTAATGCTATGTATAAAAATTCATTATCAGTTCCGCTAGTCTCAATAAAACATCTTGTTCCACCAACTTTTCTTTCTCCATAAACAACAGGAATAGATTGATCGTTTGATTGATGATTTAATAAAATACCTTTTTC